CAACAGGGATTGACTTAACTGGAACAGACACAGGTGTCAACTTTGAGCTTAATGGTCAAGACGTAAATGTTACAGCGGCAGGCGGAGCCGGCTCGGCAGTAACACTTGCTGAAATCGTAGCAAAAGTTAACAGTATTCAAACAAGTACTGGTAACGTTGTAGCTTCGATCGATTACAGAAGTGCAACAGATCAAAGACTAACATTAACAAGAGCAGGCGGTTATGAAATCTACATACAAGACGGAACAACAGCTGGAACTGTAAAAGCTACAGGAACAGAAAATCTAGGTTTCACTAACAATACAAGTTCAGGCGCTACTGCATTCTTCCAAACATCATTATGGTCAGATGCAAGTTATGAAGCAAGTGCTTCAGCACCAACAAGTACTCCTGTAGACGGAACACTTTGGTACAAGTCAACACAAGACGCAGATATGTATATTGCTGAAAACGATGGCGGAACAATGAAATGGCACGCATACGTAAACAGCAAAGACGTTGCTCCATCAGGATCAACAGCGGCAGGTGGTTTAAGAGACTTACAAATTGTTTCAGGAGAACCAACAAAACAATCAGACGGTACGGCTTTAGCTAACGGCGACATTTGGATTGACTCAGATGAATTAGATTCATATCCAAAAATTTACAAATATAACTCAGGTACAAGTAAATGGGTATTGTTAGACAATACTGATCAAAGTACAGTAGACGGTGTATTATTTGCAGACGCGGCTGGTAACCCAGGCGGTACAGGCGAAGACGCACAAAGTTGGGGAACAACATATGCATCATTTGATTCAGATGCACCAAACCCATCAGTATATCCAGCAGGTATTTTATTGTTCAATACTAGACTTTCAGGTTACAATGTTAAAAAATATGTAACAAATTATACTTACGATGGTACAAACAACGGCAATACTTGGGTAACTGAGTCAGGTTTAAAAACTGATGGCGCACCTTACATGGGTAGACAAGCACAAAGAAAAGTTGTTGTAACAGCGATGCAAGCCTCTCTTCAAAGCAATGATGATATCAGAGCAGAGTCAAGATACTTTAACTTGATTGCTTCACCTGGTTATCCAGAATTGTTAGATGAGATGATTACATTAAGTACAGACAGAAAACTTACAGCATTTGTATTAGGTGATACACCATTAAGATTAAAACCAGATGGTACATCAATACAAGCATGGGCAACTAACACAGCTAAATCTCCAACTAATGATGAAAATGGTTTAACATCAGCTTCACCATATGCAGGAATTTACTATCCATCAGGATTCACATCAGACTTATCAGGTTCAAATGTAACAGTTCCAGCAACGCATATTGCGTTAAGAACTTTAGCATTTAATGATACAGTTTCGTTTCCATGGTTTGCACCAGCTGGTTTCTCTAGAGGACTTGTAGACAACTCAACATCAGTTGGTTACATTTCAGATGAAGGAGAATTTAAAGCAGTAACATTGTCAGAAGGTCAAAGAGACACATTATATTCTAACAGAGTTAATCCAATTGCGTTTATTCCAAACAGAGGTTTAACAGTATACGGACAAAAAACTCTATCACCAGTAGCTTCAGCACTGGATAGAATTAATGTAGCAAGATTGGTTGTTTACTTAAGATATCAATTAGATACTTTAGCAAAATCATTCTTGTTTGAACCAAATGATAGAATTACAAGAGATCAAGTAACTGATACATTTAACAGATTTATGGAAGATCTAGTTTCTAAAAGAGGTTTGTTTGATTTCTTAGTAGTTTGTGACGAAAGTAATAACACTGGTACAAGAATTGATAGAAATGAATTATGGATTGATATTGCTATACAACCTGTAAAAGCAATTGAATTTATCTATATTCCATTAAGAATCAAAAATACTGGTGAGTCACTTACTAGTTAATTAACTTAATTTAAGGGATTGTGTAAAAGCAGTCCCTTTAAATTTACCTTTAGTTTTTAATTTTTAAAAAAAATTAGAGGTTAACGTGTAAATAAACTGTATATAAGGAGCAGTAAAGATGGCAACATTATCAAAATTTGGAGTACCAATAGACGGTTCAACAGGCCGTGGTGGTATATTACAGCCAAAACTAAAATATCGTTTTAGAGTTAGATTCACTAATTTCGGTAATTTAGGTGCATCTCCGTTACAATTAACTCAACAAGTTATGTCAGCAACAAGACCAAAGATTACTCATGAGGAAGTACCAATTCATTCGTACAACTCAGTTGCATATATGCAAGGTAAACATACATGGGAAGCAGTAAACTTAACTTTACGTGATGACATTAACAACAACATTTCTAAATTAGTTGGTCAGCAAGTTCAAAAGCAATTAAACCATTTTGAACAAACTTCAGCTACTTCAGGATCAGTGTATAAATTTAATACTAAAATTGAAATATTAGATGGTACAAATGATACTGAATTAGAACAATGGGATTTAGAAGGTTGTTTCTTGCAAAACGTTGATTACTCAGATGGTGATTACGCAGTTTCAGAACCAGTTCAAGTTATCTTGACATTGAAGTATGATAATGCAATTCACTCAGCACCAGGCGATACTATATTCCCATTATTTGGTATTGGTGGTTCAGGTTCGTTACTATAACGTAGCTGGAACATTAACTAATCGATTGGGAAATATTTAATGGCTGATGAAAAAATCGTATTAAAACCCGC